AGGAAAAGCCATCAAACCAAATACAGGATTAGTTATAATTTTTCCTGGACCAATATCACATTCTGTACCAAAACACGAATGCGATCATAATAGAATTTGTATAGCTGGAAATATTGCATATAAATTAGAGAAAGCTAATCCAAAAAAAATTGCAGAAAACACTTGACATTAGACAAGAAAACAAGTATAATATACTAATAACCTGGAGGTAAAACATGAGTGACCGCACATACGGCCCCGAAGAGAAAGACAAATTAACAAGACTAGTAAATGAAGGCGCAACAGTTCTACAAGAAATTGAAGATCTTAATGCCGGACTAAAAGATACTGTCAAAGCAGTAGCAGAAGAATTAGATATGAAACCATCTCTTATTACTAAAGCAATTAAAATTGCTCATAAAGGAGATTGGTTAGCGACTGCTGATGCATTTGACGACTTAGAAACTTTAGTTGCTACGGTTGGCAAAGACAAACTGTGATATTTCGAATACAAAACTTTTTTAAAGAATCTTATAGATTAAGTCCTACAGCATTTTATTGTGAAATGATTGAGGCAAGTTTATTAATTAGTGCAAGTGCAATTCTTACATTTACTGTACTAGATCCAGCAACCAAGATTTTTATACCAATGTACTTTATTGGATCAATTTTTGGTATTATAAGTGCAGTCATTAGACGAGCGGCATTTGTTATTATATTGTGTTCATGGTTTACTCTTATGAATGCTATAGCACTTTGGAAATTATTTTTATGACAATCTATATGGTAGACATAGACGGTACAATATGTTATACTGATGGTAACAAATATAAAGAAAGTAAACCTAAACAAGCTAGAATAGAGTATTTAAATGAACTATTTGATAAAGGCGATGAAATACATTACTGGACAGCCAGGGGTGCAAAGTCTGGAATAGATTGGATAGAGTTTACTAAAGAACAATTAAAAGGCTGGGGAGTAAAGTTTACTTCTGTAAAAACATGCAAACCACATTACGATTTATGGATAGATGATAAGGCAACAAGTGATAATGATTATTTTTGGCACGGTCCTAAGGGCCTACGTAGATAAAGGAGTATTAAATGAGTTACGTTGATGCTCTATTTGATAGAAATGCAGATATTCTTCGTGTTGTAGAACGCAAAGAAGGTAAAAGGCATTTTACTGAATACCCTATTAAGTATACATTCTTTTACAAAGACCCACGTGGCAAGTATAAAAGCATTTATGGTGATCCTTTAAATAGAATTGTTTCAAAGTCTACTAAAGACTTCCGTAAAGAACTTGCAATTAACAATACAAAACAATTATTTGAAAGTGATATTAATCCTATCTTTCAATGTTTAAGCGAAAACTATCTTAACGTTGATGCTCCGAAACTTAATGTAGCATTTTTTGATATTGAAACAGATTTTGATCCTGAACGTGGCTTTGCTGATCCTAGTGAGCCGTTTATGCCTATAACTGCAATTAGTGTACATCTACAATGGATGAATACTCTTGTTACTTTAGCAGTTCCTCCGAAAACACTTACAATGGAAGAAGCTAAAGAACAAACAAAGGAATTCCCTAATACACATTTATTCGAAAAAGAAGGAGATATGTTAAAAACATTTCTTGACTTAATCGAAGATGCTGATATTCTTACTGGTTGGAATAGCGAAGGATATGATATTCCATATACAGTTAATAGAGTAAGCAGAGTATTAAGCAAAGATGATACAAGACGTTTTTGTCTTTGGGGACAATTGCCTAAGAAACGTGAATACGAAAAATACGGTAAAAAAGCTGAAACCTATGACTTAATAGGTAGAGTACATTTAGATAGTTTAGAATTATATCGTAAATATACGTATGAAGAAAGACACACATACAGACTTGATGCTATTGGCGAAACTGAGATCGGTGAGCAAAAAACTGTTTACGAAGGTACGCTCGATCAACTTTATAACAATGACTTCAAGACATTCATTGAATACAACAGACAAGATGTTGCATTACTGGACAAGCTGGACCAAAAACTAAAGTTTATTGATTTATCAAATGAACTAGCACACGCAAATACTGTTTTGCTACAGACTACAATGGGTGCCGTTGCAGTTACAGAACAAGCAATTATTAACGAAGCTCATGGCAGAGGTCTACAAGTTCCTAATAGAATTAAACGTGAACCAGGTAGTGAACCAGCCGCTGGTGCCTATGTTGCATTTCCTAAGAAAGGTTTACATAAGTGGATTGGTTCAATGGACTTAAATTCACTATATCCATCTGTTATTAGAGCATTGAATATGGATCCTGCAACTATAGTAGGACAACTAAGACCATCTGATACAGATGCAATGGTTGAAGAAGCAATGACACTACAGAAAAAATCGTTTGCAGGTGCTTGGGAAGGACGATTTGGTACACTAGAGTATGATGCTGTAATGGAGCAACGCAAAGAGGTTGATATTACTGTTGATTGGGAAAATGGTGACGAACAACTAATGAGTGCGGCCGAAGTATATAATGTTATTTTTAATTCGCGAAATCCGTGGATGTTATCTGCTAATGGAACTATTTTAACAACTGAATTTGACGGTGTTATTCCTGGATTGCTAAAACGTTGGTATGCAGAACGTAAAGAATTACAAGCAATGAAGGGGAAAGCCATTGAAGCTGGTAATAAAATAGAAATAGCATTCTGGGATAAACGACAACTTGTTAAGAAGATTAACCTAAATAGTTTATATGGTGCAATACTAAATCCTGGTTGTAGATTCTTTGACAAACGTATTGGTCAATCAACTACACTTACTGGTAGGCAAATTGCAAAACATATGAGTGCTGAATGTAATAAAGTAATCACAGGCGAATACGATCACGTTGGTGATGCAGTAATTTATGGTGATACAGATTCTGTATACTTTTCTGCGTTTCCTGTTTTGAAAAAAGAAATAGAAAACAAAGATATACCTTGGGATAAAGAAAGTGTTATTAAATTATACGACCAAGTAGCAGGTGAAGTTAATAAAACCTTTATAGAATTTATGAGCAAGGCTTTTCATTGTCCGAAAACTCGTGCAGGTGTTATTGCCGCAGGTAGAGAAATTGTTGCAGAAAGTGGATTATATATTACTAAGAAAAGATATGCGGCACTAATTTACGATGAAGAAGGTGAACGTAAAGATACAAATGACAAGCCTGGTAAAGTAAAAGCAATGGGTTTAGACTTAAAACGTTCTGATACACCTGAGTTTATGCAAAACTTCTTAAGTGAACTATTGCTTATGGTATTAACTAATCAAACAGAAGCTGAAGTATTAAAACGTATTACAGAATTTAGAACAGAATTTAAATTACGTCCTGGATATGAAAAAGGTTCTCCGAAACGTGCAAATAAAATTGGAGATTATAGACGTAAAGAAGAAAAAGAAGGTAAAGCAAATATGCCCGGACACGTTCGAGCAAGTATTAATTGGAATACGTTAAAACGCATGAACGGAGACAAGTATAGTCAGGAAATTGTAGATGGTATGAAAGTTATTGTTTGTAAATTAAAACAAAATCCATTAGGGTATACAAGTGTTGCATATCCAACAGACGAATTACGATTACCTGATTGGTTTAAAGAACTTCCATTTGACAACGATGCTATGGAATCAACTATTATAGATAACAAACTAAGCAACTTAATCGGAGTACTTGATTGGGATATCCAAAGTACATTACAAAATAACACATTTGGTTCGCTATTTGACTTTGGGGGTAATGAATAATGCATGGAATGATAGATTTAGAAACATTAGGTACTAGTCCTGATACAGTAATACTAACTTTAGGAGCAATTAAGTTTGATCCTTACACTAATGTCGAACCATCCGATGGTCTATACTTACGTGTTAATGTAGACGATCAAACAGAGATAGGTCGTACTATCGACCAAAGCACTTTAGATTGGTGGGGCAAACAAGACGAAAGCATACGTGAAGAAGCTCTTGGTGACGGAGATAGAGTTGGCTTAAAAGAATTAACTAAAAGCCTAAATAAATGGTGTGTAGGCTTAGATTATTTGTGGTGCCAAGGTCCACTATTTGATTATGCTATCTTAGAAAATCTATATAAGAATTTACAAATTCCTATTCCTTGGAACTTTTGGCAAATTCGCGATAGTCGTACATTGTTTGCAATGATGCCTAAAGACCCTCGTAAAGCAATACAGAGCGACGCACACAACGCCTTAGCAGATTGTTACTATCAAGCTAAATGCGTACAACAAACATATAAGCACTTTGGAATTAAAAAATGAAAGTAGGTATAACTTTTTCTACATTTGATTTATTACATGCTGGTCATATTGCTATGTTACGTGAAGCAAAAGATCAATGTGATTATCTTATATGCGGGTTACAAATAGATCCTTCAATGGAGAGACCAGGAAAAAATAAACCAATTCAAACTGTAGTTGAAAGGTATACTCAATTAAAGGGTGTAAAGTATGTTGATGAAATTATTCCGTATGTACGAGAAAAAGATATTGACGATATATTAGAACTTTACAATAATATTAATGTACGAATATTAGGTGTAGAATATGAAGGCAAAGACTTTAGTGGTAAAGCAACAGGTGAACGTTTAGGAATAGAACATCATTATAATCAACGCAATCATAGATTTTCTAGTAGTGGTTTAAGAGAACGGTTCCAAGAACGAATGATTGGTAAAGTATGAGAATATTAATAACAGGAAGTTCGGGAATGGTCGGACAAGAATTACAAAACCATTTATTTAATCATGATGTAAAAACTATTGATTTACTAGATGGTCAAGATCTACGAAACTGTAATTTAGATTATGATGTTGATGTTATATTTCATCTAGCTGGTAAAAGTGGAGTTAGAAAAAGTATAGATAACCCTAAAGAATACTTCGAACACAACGTAATGGCATCACATAGATTATTTGAAGCATTTCCAAATACTCGAATTATCTACGCAAGTTCTAGTACTGCTAAAGAACCTTGGAGGAATCCTTATGCATTATCAAAAAAAACTATTGAAGGCATTGCCCCAGATCATGCATTAGGCCTACGTTTTACGACTATATACAATGGAGACCAGGAACCTCGACCAGATATGTTTATTCCAAAGCTCTTAAGAAAAGATATACAATTTATCAATAGCAACCACAAAAGAGATTTTATTCATGTTACAGACGTTTGTGATGCACTTATGTTGCTAATGACTCATCCATTAACTGGGGTATTTGACCTAGGCACAGGACAATCCTATCCAATAAAAGACATTACTAATCATATAGGATTAACTCCTAAAGAAAAAATTGGTGATAAACATGAACGACTTGATAATCAAGCCGACATTAGTAAATTAATAGAAATAGGTTGGAAACCTAGTATTAATATTTTTGAGTACTTTGATGAGTTAAACATGGCAAATAATGCTTGACTTTTTAATAATTTTTAAGTATAATATAATTTAAATGGAGAAATGAATTTATGAAAGATATCTTACAAGACATTGTTGCACATACACATTCGTTAGGTTTTTTAAATCTAATTAAAGTTACAGGTGATGCAACATCAACAACAATTGAAAGTATGGCTGAAGATCGATCAGTAATTCTTTCATCTAAAACTAAAGCACCAGTTACTGAATTTAACGAAACATTTGGTATGCCTAACTTAGATAAGTTAGCTTTGCATTTAAAGAATCCAGAATATCAAAAAAATGCAAAACTATCTGTGGAGAAAGCAGATAGAAACGGTGTTACAATTCCAACACATATACACTTTGAAAATGAAGCAGGTGATTTCAAAAACGATTATCGTTTTATGAATAGCGAAATTATTAATGAGAAACTTAAATCTGTAAAGTTTAAAGGTGCAACATGGGAAGTTGAGTTTGAACCAACTATGGCATCGATTAATAGAATGAAACTACAAAGTGCCGCACATGCTGAAGAAACTGTTTTCACAGTAAAAACTGTAGACAAGACTTTAGTATTTTACTTTGGTGATCATTCAACTCATTCAGGTGACTTTGTATTTCAACATACAGGCATTGAAACTGAATTAAAACATTCTTGGAGTTGGCCTGTAGCACAAGTACAAGCAATCCTAAGTCTCGACGGAAAGCAAATAATGAAAATTTCCGATCAAGGTGCTATGCAAATTACAGTTGATTCTGGATTAGCTGAATACGATTATATTTTGCCAGCACAATCTAAATAGGGGTTAATATGAACAAAGATCTAACAAAAGCACAAAAAGATTATGCAGTTTTTCTTCCAGCATTAAGTGGCTTTTTCGCAACCTATATAGGAAAACAACGCCACGGGGAGTATGTTGATAAAACTAGAATCCCTTCTAACTTTCCAAATGATGTAGAGAGTATGAATTGGTTAAATCCACAAAAGGGTTTATTCAACTATCATTGGAGTTTATATAGTGCAGGTCATGCCGAATTAGATATAAACAAACATTCACCTAAAGAAGATATGATTCGTAATAGGGATCGTGATAATAGTTGGCTACTTGGTGACTCAGGTGGTTTCCAAATTGGTAAAGGTGTTTGGGAAGGCGATTGGAAAGATCCTAACTGTCCTAAAGCTAAAAAGAAACGTGAACAAGTTCTTGCTTGGATGGATGAGTATATGGACTATGGAATGATTTTAGATATTCCAGCTTGGGTATCACGTTCTCCAGCAGGAGCAAAAGCAACAGGAATTGACAATTATCAAGATGCCGTTAATGCTACACGCATTAATAACGATTACTTTATGAAAGAACAAAATGGTAATTGTAAATTCTTAAATGTTTTACAAGGCGAAAACCATGCTGATGCAGAAGATTGGTATCAGCAAATGAAAGACTATTGTGATCCTAAAAAATATAGCGATCATTTTAAAGGTTGGTCGATGGGTGGTCAAAATATGTGTGACATACACCTAGTATTAAAAAGACTTGTAGCATTACGTTTTGATGGACTATTAGAAACAGGTAAACATGACTTCATGCACTTCTTAGGTACATCTAAACTTGAATGGGCGGCCTTACTAACTGACGTACAACGAGCAGTTCGTAAATATCATAATCCAAACTTTACAGTTACATTTGATTGTGCAAGTCCTTTCTTAGCAACTGCAAATGGACAAGTTTATATTCAAACAGAAACAGAAGATAGATCTAAATGGGTGTATCGAATGGTGCCGAGTGTTGATGATAAGAAATATGCTACAGATTCTCGTTTATTTAAAGATGCAGTATTACAAGATGGTATATTTAAAAACTTTGAAAATTCACCTATAACGGATGGATTAAAAGTTTCAGATGTATGTTGTTATAAGCCAGGTGACCTAAATAAGATAGGTAAAGAAGGAAAAACTAGTTGGGATTCATTTAGTTATGCAATTCAAATGGGGCATAACGTTTGGCATCATATTAATGCTGTACAAGAAGCAAATAGACAATATGACAATGGTGTAATTCCTAAAATGTTAGTTGAAGAAAAATTTGATAGGACTTATTTCAAAGATGTCGTTGAGGCAATATTTGCAACTAGTAACAAAGATGAAGCAAATGCAGTAATAGAAGAATATAATCGATTTTGGTTATCTATTATTGGTACTAGAGGTGCAACGGGTAAAAAGACTATTAACTCAAGTACATTTTATAAGAATCTTTTTTATGAAGGTGATGACATTAACAGTACTGAAGATGATTCTGATAATGAACCCGAGTTACAAGAAAGCAAGTTGGAGGAACTTGAAAATGAACAAGAGCAAGGAACAGAAGAGATTAGAGAACGAACACCGTTATCTACATAACAAAGTAGAACAAATGGAAAACGAACGTGAAGAAAACGCCTACAGAGGTTGGCAAACAAAAGAATTAATAAAAAGGCATAAAAAATTAAAACTTAAGGTCAAAGATCAAATAGAAAAATTGGCAAAATTCATGAAAAAATAATGCTTGACTTATTGCTGTTTTCTGTTATAATTATAGAATAGTAAAGGTATAAAAACACTTAGGCAAACAAAAGGACAAGACAATGAAGACATTTATGCTACTCTTAGCATTCACACTAACTGAACCAGATGGTACACAACGAGATGAAATTGTGAATGTTCTTTCACGACACTTCGATTCAAAACCCGAATGTACTGAATTTGTTCTTGATTGGGAGGAAACTATTAGGTCACGTGGATTAGATGCTGTACAAAATATGCTTAGAAAAGACTGGAAAGTTGAATTGACGCATATTGGTTGTGCAGAAAAACCCGACTTTAAAAAGATTACTTCTGTAGATCATCAAGTACAAGAAGATCCTGAAATGGGAAGATAATGGAACGTATATATACAAGCGGTACAAAAACAGATGTAACATATTTTACTGGGTTTGAAGTAGAAAAAACTCCAGCATATGATATGGATACATTATTTGTAGTTGGTCCTCAACCCGTAGACGAAATTATTGATCAGGCTGAGCATTTCGGTTCTCAACACATTTATTTGGGTGCGAACCAAAGTTTTCATATAGATCTTATGCAACGACATCCGGGAGAAGTAGAGTTGTGGAATAAGATTATAAATCCTTTACTAGAAAAAAATTATTGGGTAACCTTAGATTATGATATTAAATATCATGAATGGGTACTTGATAATGATTGGAATTCAGAAGATAAATTTATTTCACAGATTAGCATAAAATTACCAGATATTCATCATTTAAATTATAATGCTTGTATTAAACTCGATGATACAGACTTTAATCATAGCAATCCTGGTGTTTGGATACACCAAGTACATGATTTGATGGATCGTAAAAAATTTACAGGTTGGGATTCGTACTCAAAAGACGAACCTGTAAAGGTTGACACAGAAACAAAAAGGTAGTATACTATGAGTACAATGGACACAATAGGCAAAGAAAAAATTATGCGAACATCAAAACGTATGATCTGGGTTACATTCCGCAAAGAAGGGATACATAAGTATCCGGCGGCACTTGATGATCCAAAATTAGCAACGGGAGATAAGTTTGATGTATCCTTTTTAGGATATCCACACAGACATATTTTTCATTTTAAAATAGCAATTACAGTATTCCATGATGATCGGGATATTGAATTTATACAATTTAAAAGATGGTTGGAGGAACTATATGAAGGGGAACTAGATGTAGACTACAAATCTTGTGAGATGATGGCGGACGACTTATATGAAAAAGTAGCTGACCGTTATCCAGGTAGAGAAGTACACATTGACATTTCTGAAGATGGTGAAAATGGTTGCCATGTTCAATATGCACATAGCTAAATGAAGGAGAACACATTGTGGGCTATTTTGCGAATCGACCCGACGTAGTACAGATCTTTGATGATCTAGATAAGTTAAGAGACTTTTGTCGCTTTGAAGGATATAAGTTCGACGAACGCGATTTATATAACAAAAAGTCAAGAGTTTGGCAGGCATTTTTAGATCCTGAAAAAGCTCGAAGAGAAAGAGCGGCTAGAAGCCGTCAACGAAGGAATAAACATAACCATAGGAAATCATAAGCATGACAATTTTTATAGTAGATATTGAAGCAGTTGATACACGTTATACAAAACAATGGAAAGAACATCTTCCAGTACAACTTCAAAATTCTACTGGTGCAAATGATATTACTGTGGAAGTTATTTCCGGTGGAGAGACCCCTCAGGCTACAACGCCTGGGGCCTTTCTTAATTTTGGTGGGACTAATGTTTATAAAAGTAAACAATTAGAAACAATAGGCGAAATGTTTTGTGCAGGAAAAGTTAAAGATAATGATTATTTCCTTTATACTGATGCTTGGAATCCTACAGTTATACAACTGCGTTATATGGCAGAACTATTAGGTATTAATATTCGCATTGGTGGTCTTTGGCATGCGGGTAGTTATGACCCGGCAGACTTTTTAGGCAGATTGATTGGCGATAGACCTTGGGTTAGACATGCTGAAAAAAGTATGTATGAATGTTATAACGATAACTTTTTTGCTACAGATTTTCATATCGATATGTTTTTAAATACATTTCATGATGTTGATAAAACAAAAACACATCGTGTAGGTTGGCCTATGGAATATCTAGCACATAGTTTAGATAGTTATAAAAATATGCCTAAAGAAAATTTAATTCTTTTTCCACATAGAATCGCACCAGAAAAGCAACCAGATATATTTAGAGAATTAAAAACAGAATTACCTGATTATGAATTCATTGTATGTCAAGATCAACAACTTACAAAAAATGAATATCACAACTTGTTAGGTCGTGCTAAAATTGTGTTTAGTGCTAACTTACAAGAAACATTAGGTATTAGTTGGTATGAAGGTGCATTGGTTGATACAATTCCAATGGTTCCAGATCGATTAAGTTATAAAGAAATGGGACTACCAGCATTTAAATATCCATCAGAATGGACTACAACATTTAAATCTTATACGCACCATAAAGCAGAAGTTAGAGAAAGAATTATTGACTATATTGAAAATTACGATAAGTATCTTCCTTTAATACAAAAGCAGGTTGCTAAATTGAAAACAGATTATTTTAGCGGTAAAAAACTTTATAAGGAAATATGTAATGACAATTGATACAAAAATCTTACCAAAAACACCTATTAACATATCATATGATACTAAGCCTTCCATAGCTTCAATTGATAACGAGTATACTATTTCATTTGATAGTACTACAATGGTTGATAATCCATCTAGTACTGTTACATATAATAATAGTTCACCTATTAGTATAAACTTAAATGATGATCCATTAGGTACTGAATGGACTAGAAAGATGTTTGATTGGCCATCGGAAGTAGTTATTAAAGATATGATTACTAAGTACCCTGGTCTTAAAGTACAATATGAAAAATTTATGACTGTATATAACTTAGTTAAAGATGATTACACATATGAAGGCGACGAATGATTAAGTGGTTTAAAAATAGAAAAAGAATTATATACGACCGTAATCATAAAAAAGACTATTTGATTCGGTATTACTTGTTCTTGAAAGATCGAAAGAAGTTCCCGTTTAATGTAACATTACATAAAATTTTAAAAAGTGATGTAGACGATTTACATGATCATCCATGGAATTATTCTACATTAATTTTAAAAGGTGGATATTACGAACATACACCTGAAGGTAAATTTTGGCGTGGTCCAGGACACTTTCGTAGATCTAAAGCAACTGATTTACACCGTCTTGAATTACAACGAGATAAAGACGGAAATGAAATTCCGTGTTGGTCATTGTTTATTATGGGCAAACAGCAACGAGAATGGGGATTCATAAAAGCAATAAAAGGTAGATATACTTGGATACATAATGACAAGTACTTAAAGGAAAAATACGACTTATGATTGTAAATAAATATATAAACGACCAAGTTACAGTATATGATGATGTATTTTCTATTGAAAAAATTAGAGAACTAGAAGTAGAAAATTCAAGTTTACTTTTTAGTTTTGGAGCATATGATAATAAAGAAAATCCTGTTCCAACAGGACTGGCTTGTGAAGGAATAACACATACAGAAACTTTTAAATTGTTATGGAAGTTTTGTGAAGAACATTGTCCAGAACTTAACGGACTAGCTCTTTTTAAATCTTCTTGCAATATCTTTGCACCTAGCGAAAACGCATACTATCATATTGATGATAGTGACCCAAAAGCAATGACACTATTACTTTATCCACAAACTTTTTGGGATATTAATGAAGGAGGTGAAACTAAAATTTTAATAGATCCTAAAAAGATTATTCATAGTATAGCACCGATTCCAGGACGTATTATGACGTTCCCAGGTACAATGTCGCATACAGCAACAGGGTTACGAGGTAGACAACGTTTTACACCTACATTAAAGTTTGTGTCACAAGAGGTGATGAACAAGCGAAGAGACGAGTGGCTTAAAACACCTTTAAAATATCCAGGTAATGGAATAGAAGGTCGTACACCAAACGATAAAATAAAGATTGTAAAATGCAAGAAACAAGAACCTAAAAATAGATTAGAACAAATGGCATCATTAACTCATGATCCAATTGCTCATTGTTAAGGATTATAAATGATTAAAAAACATTACTACAGTTGGACTAACATAGAAAATATGTGCAAACAAATTGTGCTTGGTATGTACAAAGATAAATGGATACCTGATTACATTGTAGGTATTACAAGAGGTGGAAACATACCTGCGGCTATATTAAGTAATATGTTAGATATTAGATGCGAATCATTAAAAGTTGCATTACGTGATCATAAAAGAAAAAATGAATCTAATACATGGATGGCTGAAGATGCTGTTGCAAAAAGAAAAAATATTTTAGTAGTAGACGACATTAATGATACAGGTGCTACATTTAAATGGATTAAACATGATTGGTGTATTAATGATAATATGGACAATGTTCGCTTTGCAGTTTTAACTGAAAATTTATCAAGTGAGTTTGAGGAAGTTAAGTATTGGGCTCATGAAGTAAACAAAGCTGAAGAAGATGTATGGTTAGTATATCCATGGGAGAATGTTGGAAGTTATAAAGATGACTAATGTTGTACAATTTACTAAAAAGAAAGAAGTTTTCGTTTTAAAGTTTAAAACAAGTGATGTGATTTCATTTACTAAAGATGATTCACATAATGATATAATGTTAGAAGTACAACAAAATAAAGGTACTGCATGGGTACCAGCACTTAATCGTAATGAAGCCCGTAAACGATTACATTCAATGATGAGTGTACTTGAGTGGGAAGAGGAGTAACAATGGAATTAACTGAAACGCCGTGGTATAAATCTGGAGAAGTTGTAATTGATACACAACACTTTATTGTATATAAAGACAAATATCCTGTTACTGAAGGCCATGTCCTTATCGTGCCTAAGACACGTGACTGGCCAGGATTAGAAAAGGCTTACAAGGCCGCTTACCAATGGGGATATGATTGGGTAGAAAGAGGTTATTGTGATGCTTTTAATATTGGTCAGAATTGTGGAGAAGCCGCTGGACAAACAATTGACTATCCGCACATTCATTTAATTCCTAGACGTAAATCAGATATGAAAGACCCAACAGGTGGTGTACGCCATGCTATTCCAGAAAAAGGCAATTATAAGAAACACGAACCAGACCCCCAACAAATGAGGTTGTTTGAATGAGAATTGCCGCACTAGGTTGTAGTCATACTTGTGGATATCATATAGCTAATATGCCTGCTGATGATAATACACCATTAAATTATGAAACTTGGCCATTCTCAGGTAGATGGAATGATAACAACTGGGCTGAATATTATATTAATAGTAAAGACGCTGACGGTGTTATATTTGCAAACCCTTCTAACGGTTGGTGGGAATATAGCGAGTGGTTAACTTTCCTTTTTAGAAAATATGATGATATTAAAGAAGTTATAGTACAAAACACATACTGGAATCGTTTTAGAGTTACTTGGGTAGAACCACCGGACTATGAGAACATTATTCAATTAGAAGATTTATTTTTTAAAGAAACAACAAAAGGAAAGATCGATTGTTGGAGTAAACACATGTCAAAACAAGAACGTAACTTATCATTGTTTAAAGCATTTGATATGCCGTTACAAGTCCATGCAATTGATATGCAAAAGAAACCAGAATTAGAAATAGAAACGAAACCATCCTTTCATTGGAAGACTCCGGACTTAAGAGATACTTCATATATGCAAGTAAAAACTTGGATGGAAATTTACAGTTTAAAGAACCAACGAGAATGGTTTAAAGAAATGTATATTTTACAAACTCTTTGTAAAGAATACGGAGCCGAACTAAAGCTGTTCGGACTAAATGACTTAACTTGGATACCACCTCAAATGAACGACTTTTATACATTTGATACTATGCAAGTTGCAAAAGATTCTGTAAACGATTGGTTTTTACAGAATAAACAGATTGATGTTTCGAAGCATACCAAGGATGGTGAACATTTAAATGAAGAAATTCACCGCATGATTGCTTTAGAATATCTACCATCGCAATTTAAAAAAGGAGAAGTATAATGCGAGATAAACTCTTAAACGCCTTTAAGGCGCAAATGGAGGGTAATATTGCCAAGTCAGTAGCGAATGTTGAGGTATTACTTACCAATCCTACTGGAGTAGGAGACCATCCGGATGTAATCGGTACTATTGGTACTGAGATGGAAAACATTGCCAAGTATAATGATATGCTAGAAATGGCTAACAAACATTTTTAAAGTACTTGACAATAACCTAAATATACAGTATAATAGTATATTAATTAATGGCAATCCACTGCCTTAACATCGGAGAACAGATTTGGAAAAGATAAGTGATATAATAAGACAACGTCTAGTAAAAGCAGGTGAACGGTTTCATTCCAACGATAACATTAGTAAGTTTGTACACGAAGGAGAAATAGCTTTACTGCAAGATGAAGTCGCAGAGGCATTTCGTGATGTATTAGACGCACTAGTAATTGATACTGAACACGATCATAATACCAACGATACTGCTAGACGAGTAGCAAAGATGTATGTCAGAGAAATATTTTCTGGCAGATTTAAACCTAGACCTGCTATTACTAGTTTTCCAAATATGGGTTACAAATCACTGTACACGAGTGGGCCTATAAGTATTAGGTCCACTTGTGCCCACCATTTTCAGAATATTGTAGGTAATGCATGGATAGGTATTGTACCTGAAGAAGAAGTTATTGGTCTTAGTAAGTTTAATAGACTAGTACACCATATTGCAGAACGCCCACAAATACAAGAAGAAATGACGACTGAGATTGCAAACGAATTAGTTAGGTTTGCAAAAACACCTAATGTAGCAGTAGTAGTAAAAGCAGAACATCATTGCATGACACAACGTGGAGTTAAAGAACACGAGAGTGATATGACTACTGCTATTATGCTTGGTGCATTTAGCGAAGATCCAGCACTAAAACAAGAATTTTATGACATCTGTTTAAGCATGAAAGGACATTCAAAATGAGTGTATCACCTGTCAGAGAGTTTTGGGATCGTAAAGTGGACAAAGCAATACAAATGTTTGAGTATGGGGCTTGGACAGAAGAAAAGTTTTTGGACGAGATGTCCAGATTAGGCTACGATAAGGCTGTTATAAGGGAGAAGATATATGAAGGCTAGAGTATGCGAATCATTCTATAGTGTACAAGGCGAGGGTAGATTTGTTGGTGTACCGTCGGTATTTTTACGTATGTTTGGTTGTAATTTTAAATGCCGTGGTTTTGGTATGCCACGTGGTGAATTGGCGAATGACTATGATCTAATTGCTAAGGACCACCAGGAAAACCCGGATAAGTACAAAGTATTGAAAGATTTGCCATTAGTGCATACAGGTTGTGATAGTTATGCATCATGGGATCCTAGATTTAAGAAGTTTACTACGGATTATCAACTAGATGAGCTAGTTGAAGAATTACTTTCTCTTACACCAGAAGGCAAATGGACTTGCGATAATGGGCAAGATATCCACCTAGTAATAACAGGGGGTGAACCATTGCTTGGTTGGCAAAGGATGTACATCGAGCTATTTGAACATCCTCGAATGGAGGATTTAAAAAATGTTACATTTGAAACGAACACAACGCAAGAACTTAGAGATGATTTCAAAGACTACATCTCAACTAAAGCTAGATTTCATACAACTTGGTCTTGCTCTCCGAAACTTAGTGTCAGTGGCGAGCTATGGAGTGATGCTATCAAGCCTGAAATTGCTAATTCATATTATACTGTACCCAATACTCACTTGTATCTTAAATTTGTGGTTGCTGATAAAGTCGACGTCGACGAAGTTGAAAAAGCGGTTGCCGAGTATAGAGATGCTAAAGTGGAATGTCCAGTATACTGTATGGCGGTGGGTGGATGCTATGAAGAGTATCAAGAAAACGCCAAAACCGTTGCCACCCTTGCCATGGGGAGGGGATGGAGGTATACCCCGAGACTACACGTCGACATCTTCGGAAACAGTTGGGGAACCTAAACTTAAGACAGAAATTGAGCTTAATAAACTTAGAGAATCAGGAATATAACTATGTTAGATAAACTAAAAAACTTAATGTCCAAAACAACAAATAAACCTAAAGAAAAATCAAGGCTTGAGTTGTTAATGGCTGAAAAGAAAGCGGCTCAAAAAGCTAAGAAGCCTTGGGTAGCAGTTTTAGATACTCATGTAAATGAAAAAGATATTAAAAATGGATTCTTTGAACTTGATTGGAACAATGAATTTATTGAACAACTATTAGATGCCGGATACACGGGTGAAACAAACGAACAAATTGTTGACGGCTGGTTTAAAGATGTTGCAAGAAATATTCTTAAAGATCAAGGTCAAGATACATCACGAGGTGCTGGATATATTAATGTAGGCAATGTTAATAAAGACGGTAAAAGTGAAGTATCTTAATAAATATAAATGAAGTCTAAGAAACTAGAAGATCTACAAGAAAATGGCTTATGGTTAGTTATGCACCCTGTACAACGTATGGGCTGGGAAGCTGATCAAATGTTTCCTTGGTTAGGTGCAGAAATGGTACGTATGAGTCAACGTATAAACTACTACTTAAGACCTTGTCATCATAAGTTTATTGTTATAAATGACGATGATGATACTATATCTACATTTTCAAATTATCCTCATATGAAAACACTATCGAAATTAAACCGTTATTGTATTAAGAACGATATTACAAAACTAATATATACAGGATTTCATTATGGTGTATGTTTATTAAGTGAAAAAGAAGTAGGCATGGAAGCTATAAAAATCCACAATAGAAGTAGTCATAGAACTTGGCATCCATATGAGATGTTTGTTAAACGTGAGTTAACTATGATAGGGCCAGGTGCTGACGAAGATAGTTGGAGTAGTGCTGACTATGAAACGGAAAAGTTTGCTCAAATTATTTAGGTTGACAAACAATAATAAATGCGTTATACTATTAAAAAATAAAGATAAGGTGAAATATACACAATGAAATATGTTCTAGTTGATACAGCAAATACATTCTTTAGAGCTCGTCATGTAGTACGTGGCGATCTTGATATGAAAGTAGGAATGGCTTTTCATATAACCTTTAATAGTCTAAAAAAAGCATGGAACAACTTTGATGCGGATCATATTGTATTTTGCTTAGAAGGCCGTAGTTGGCGCAAGGACGTCTACGCTCCTTATAAACGAAATAGACAAGCGGCTCGTGATGCTTTAACAGAAGCACAACAAGAAGAAGAAAAAGTTTTCTGGGAAACATTTGATAGTTTTAAAGACTTTATTATAGAAAAAACTAATTGTACAGTCTTGCAACATGACGAATTAGAAGCAGATGATCTAATTGCAGGTTGGGTACAACATCATCCAGATGATAATCATGTAATTATATCAACTGATGGTGATTTTGCACAACTAATATCACCTAAGGTAATTCAGTATAACGGAGTTTCTAATACAACTATTACACATGAAGGATACTTTGATGATAAAGGTAAAAAGATTATAGATAAAAAGACTAAACAAGAAAAACTTGCACCTAACCCAGAATGGTTATTGTTTGAAAAATGCATGAGAGGTGATACAAGTGATAATGTGTTTAGTGCTTATCCCGGGGTAAGAGTTAAAGGTACACGTAACAAAGTAGGCTTAACAGAAGCATTTAACGATAAAGACACAAAAGGCTACAACTGGAATAACTTAATGCTACAAAGATGGGCCGATCACGAAGGTGTAGAACATCGAGTATTAGACGATTATAATCGTAATGTAGAACTATGTGACTTATCTGCACAACCACAAAATATTAAAGACAAGATCTTTAATACGATTATAGAAAATGCACAACCCAAAAATATACCGCAAGTGGGATTGCGGCTAATGAAATTCTGTGCAATATACGATATGCAAAGAATAACTGATAATGCTCAGGCTTATGCTGAGCCATTACAAGCAAGGTATCCTGTATGACTAACATAAAAGCAAAAGAAATATTAAAAAATAAGTTTTGGATAATTGAAGATGCAAATCAAGGAAACAAGATTGGTACATTATCCAAAGACGAGAATAACCATTATATGTATTATTGTCAGCGACCATGTGAAGGAGTAGGTTGCAGGACAAGAACTGAATATTACAGTTGTTTAAAAGATCTTAAAAAAGGTATTGGTGGAGAAATTCTTTGGAGTAATGCTACTATAAGTGATGCTAATAAAACAGTTTCAAAAGAAATTTATGGACTAGTTACTAGTACTGTTCCTTATAATGCAATGTACGATCTAAAAAGAAAATTTGCACTATTTACAAAAAGTAAAAAATCTAAGAGCTTGTATTGTGCAGGATACTTTATAATTCATTTTGAAAAAGGTTGGGTTAAAAGTTTATGTCCAAAACAAGTTACTTTAGAAAAATACGAATATCGCGGACCTTTTAAAACTGGATTAGAAATGCGTCAGGAGTTAAGCCGTGCAAACCGTTAAACCATTAAACACTATTCCTTTACAACAATTTATTGATAAGGTAAAAATTGCTGATAATTCTAAAGCAATTGAAGTAAAGATAGAATTAAAAGAAGCTAAGAACCTCGCTTTCACATTAGCAAGTGTAATGTCTAGATTACACGGAGACTTAGAAAAGCTAGTAGATCAATCTAATAAAACCGAAGAAGTTGTAAATATTACAATGGATGGTGGTAATAGCTGGAAATAAGCTGGAAATAAGCTAATATACTCATAAATAAACTGCGTATATAACTGTTATTTTTAGATAAATAATAGTAGTATATAACAGGATAAAGATATGAGTAGACCTAAACCCGAAATAATTTTAGAGCATGTTAATAAAAAAACATACCGCTCAGAACAAGTATTAAATGCAGAAGCCATCTGGGCTGTATTTTATACTAACAAACCATTTAATTTAAAATCATCAAATGTGCTAACAAACTATCCTGGGCCAAAATATAAAAAGGTTAGTTTTAGTAACCCAGGCCATGCACATAATCTTGCTAAAAAACTAAACGATCTTTTTAATACTAAAGACTTTACAGTTGTAAAATTAATAACTGGTGAAGTAGTAACAGAAAAATGAACTTAAAAGAAACCTACACTAAGGTGTTCTTAAAACAAGCCAACATATCAATTAATGAAAATACATTAAAAGAGTATATGCCATTATGGTGGCAGAATACTCGATCCAAAATATCAGGTGGATTACGATTAACAGAAGACGGATTTAATTTTTTATCCGAAACTTTAGAGTTATCTAATTATAATGTTCCGTTTCCTAAGGATTTTAAAGTTACGACTCAAGTTGTAATCTTCTTAGACAAGTTTATTGACTGTCCTTACTACCTTACTAACCAAGGTATTATAGTACTGAACGAAAAGAAGGCACTCGAACTGCATCTTTTCTCCGGAGATTTAAGGAAATACGGACTTACTAAAGCTCTAAATCGGGCAAATAGCTCACTAAGTCCTTGATATTACTACACTTTTTTTCGCACTTTTTTTCATCTTTTTTGCAGATTCTGGTTGACCTTTGACGATTATGAACGTATAATAGTATATAACAATAAGGCACTGAACATTAAAAGGCAAACAAGGAGTACAAAATGGAAAATCTAGCAGTAAGACAAGTAAGTCCGAATAGTGCAAAAGCAAGTATTATTCGAGCATTTAAAAAGAAACGTCCAATCTTTATTTGGGGTCCCCCAGGCATTGGAAAATCAGACATAGTTAGGCAAATTGGTGATAGCATAGAAGCCCATGTTATTGACATACGTCTAAGTTTATGGGAACCTACAGATATTAAAGGTATTCCATATTTTGATTCTAAACAAGGTACAATGGTTTGGGCACCACCAAGCGAATTGCCAGATGAGAAAATGGCGAAAAAGCATAAACAGATTATTGTGTTTTTGGATGAAATGAATTCAGCACCACCGGCAGTACAAGCCGCGGCTTACCAATTAATTCTTAATCGTAAGGTTGGTACTTATACACTTCCAGATAACGTTTTGATTGTTGCCGCAGGTAACAGAGAAGCTGATAAAGGTGTTACTTATAGAATGCCTGCTCCGTTAGCCAACCGTTTTGTTCACTTAGAAATTAAAGTGGATTTTGATGATTGGTTTGAGTGGGCTGTTAAGAACAATCAGCATCAAGATGTTGTTGGTTATTTGACATTTAGCAAGAAGGACTTATACGATTTTGATCCAAAATCACCGAGTCGTTCATTTGCTACACCCCGTTCATGGTCGTTTGTTTCCGAACTTTTGGAAGATGATGACGATGAAAATACCACTACAGATTTAGTTAGTGGTGCAGTCGGCGAAGGACTTGCCGTTAAGTTTATGGCTCATAGACGAGTGGCCGCAGACCTTCCTAATCCTAGCGATATACTTACTGCTAAGGTTAAGAAGTTAGAGACTAAAGAAATCAGTGCCATGTATTCCTTAACAGTCTCTTTGTGCTACGAGCTTAAAGAAGCAAGTGATAAGAACGATAAGAAGTTTGATGATAAAGTTAATAACTTCTTAAGGTTCGCAATGGACAATTTTGATACTGAATTAGTAGTTATGGGTATTAAATTGGCTCTTACACAATATCAACTTCCAATCGATCCAGATGAAGTTGATTGCTTTGATGAGTTCCATGAACGTTTTGGCAAATATATTAAAGCCGCACAAGGCGAGGCGTCGGCCTAATAGGCGCTATTTGGAGGGGGATTTAATCCCCTTCCAGATTTCGGTTGACAATGAACATTAAATATAGTATAATATACATATAATAAGAAATTGAGGAATGGCACAAATGACTACAGAAATTTTAGAAAAACCAAAAACAGAAGAAGTTAAACTTTCACCAGAAGAATTAAAAGATCTTCGAGCTGAAGTTTTAGACAAAATTATTGTTGCACGAGTTGGACTACTTTTAAGACATCCATTTTTTGGTAATATGGCTACAAGACTTATTATTAAAGAATGTGATGATTGGTGTCCTACTGCCGCAACTGACGGTAGACATTTATTTTATAACTCACAGTTTTTCGCTAAAATGACAAACAAAGAAATTGAGTTTGTTATTGCTCATGAAATTCTTCATTGTGTTTTTGATCATATGACAAGACGTGAAGATAGAGATCCTCAAATCCATAATATTGCATCAGATTATATTGTTAACAATACTCTAGTTAGAGATGCTATTGGTAGCAAACCTAAAGAGATTCCAATTTTCCAAGATTTTAAATATGAAGGTTGGACTAGTGAAGCAGTTTATGATGAGCTTTTCAAAAAATATGATGAAGAAGACCTTGAAAAATTAGGTAAATTACTTGACGAGCATATTGATTGGGATAAAGATAGTCAAGACGGCAATAGTAAAAAAGACAAAAAACAAGGTAAAAAAGGTAGTGCTCCAAGCTATTCTAAAGATGAGCTTCGTAAGATACGTGACGAAGTAAAAGAAAGTATGCTAGGGGCGGCACAGGCGGCTGGTGCAGGTAACATTCCAAAAGAAGTTGAAAGATTTATTAAGGAACTTACTGAACCTAAAATGAATTGGAGAGAGCTACTACGCCAGCAAATCCAAAGTACTATCAGAAATGATTACTCTTTCCAACGTCCGTCACGTAAAGGATGGCATACTGGAGCAATTCTTCCAGGTATGAACTTTGATACAACTATTGATATTTGTATTGGAATTGATATGAGTGGATCAATTGGTAATAAACAAGCTGAAATATTCTTAAGCGAAGTACAAGGGATTATGCAAGAATATCAAGATTACAAAATTAAGTTATGGTGCTTTGATACTAAGGTATATAACGAACAAGATTTTACTGCTGACAATGGTCAAGAACTAGAAGACTATCAGATCATAGGTGGCGGTGGAACAGACTTCATGGCAAACTGGAAATATATGGAGGAAGAAGGGATTAATCCAAAACGTTTTATAATGTTTACTGATGGTTATCCCTGGGAAAAATGGGGTGATGAAAATTACTGTGAAACAGTTTTTATTATTCACGGGCATCACGATAAAAATTTAAAAGCACCGTTTGGTGTAACAGCACATTACGAAGAATAAACGGCGTAACTGAGGAGATTATGTTAACAAAAACAGGTATACCTAACGCCTTAAACTACTTCGGTATTAGAGAATTATCAGTGGCCCCACCACATTTTGAGTACATAACTTTAAAGCAAAACTACAATTTGGAAGACGCTATTCGAAAGTGGATTCTAAAGAACTTAAAAAGTAGATTTTTTATTGGTAAAAAGATAGATTTGGACAAAGAGAATACTATTACATCAATGGTCCACTTGGGATTTGAAGATCCAAAAGAGCTTTCTTATTTCATGTTGGCGTGTCCACTTTTAAAATACTAATAAATAATGTACGTATATAACTATATAGATACTAAAAAGGAGAACATATATGTCAGACGGAAAACAAGCAATGGCACCAGAAGGTACTGATGCAACGCCACCTCAAAAGGCACCATCAGCACCAGGACCTGCCAGCGTTCCAAACACTTCAGCGGCACCAGGACCCGACGGGGCTCCAACAGGTAATCCTGAACTTACTGTTCAAGATCTAGGTGTGTTGAAGACTATCATTGAAGTTGCTCAGACTCGTGGAGCATTTAAGCCGAACGAAATGGAAGCAATTGGAAAAACGTATACTAAACTAGATACATTTCTAACTAGTATTCAAAATCAACAAGTAGCGGCACAAGGTGATGCACCTGTAAATCCTGTTCCAGCTACACCAGGAGAATAAATTATGGCTGACTTAAAACATATTGGTCGCATAAAAGATACAAAACGTAAGGTTGCGGTAGTATTCCGTACTTTACCTGACGAGCCAGAGTCATGTTTGGTTTGTCCAACAGAGACTTTAAGAGACGAAGATCATGATCTCTTAATTAAATTAATTGAAAGCAATGCCGGACAGAATGCTGAAGAATTAGCAGATGCTATGCAACGTACACCACTAGGTGATGGTAGCATTATGTTAGCACGTTTTCATACAGGCGGATTCTTAACTAAAGTTAGTACTTCTAACATTGAGATGACACCTAATACAACTACTACACTATCACTAAATGAGTTAAACGAAACGATTGCTCAGCAAAAAGGTGTACAAGTTAAAGACTTAGCAGTAGGTGGATCATCAGTAGAAGAAGTAGGATCTGTTACAGATCAAAGCACAGCACCAGCACCTAAAATGGCTACTAATGACGATGCTACATCTACTAAAGAACAAGCATTATCTGATGAAGATTTAGCTAATAAGATGCGTAAAGACGCTGACTCTCTGTTTAAAGAAGCAACTGAGCTACGTAAACAAGCAGATAAGTTGAGCCCTAGCAAAAAGGCCGGCTCGCGTGGTAAGGCCTAAGAAGAGGCTACCACAAGAAGTTATTAATAAGTGGCCAGAGGTTTTTAAAGACCTTGATATTAAAGCTATCCCGATTGAATATCTGCATTCTGTCAGAGTTAAATTCGGGAATGGCAAGGTATGGGATGTACTTATTAAAGATAGACAGAATCCTAATCCTGTAGGATATCTTGAAAAGATACTGAAAGATTTGTTTTCAACCTACGATGCTACTATCAAACACGTTGATTTTAGAGTAGATGTAGAACAAGTTAAAAAAGACATACAAAAACGTACAAGTAAGTTCTTAAAGAAGAATAAATAAAATTGTATTCAGGATAAATACATATAAGATATCCAGGAGTTAAAAAGAATGGCTTTAAGACTAAGAAGAGGTACAAACAGCGAACGAGGCTTAATTACGCCTGCTGACGGTGAATTAGTCTATACTACAGATACTAAAAGACTGTATATAGGTGATGGAACTACTGTAGGTGGTAATCCAGTTGATACTGCTGGTACGGCTTTTGGTTCTAACGTTGATCTAAATAATTACGACTTAACAGGTACTGGTAATATTAATATTACTGGTAGTATTACAGCAACAGGCAATATTACAGCAGATGGAAATTTAACATTAGGCGGCAACCTTATTATAGGTGATGCACCTAGCGATACTGTTAGTTTTTTAGCTAAAGTAGAAAGCCATGTTCTTCCTGATGTTGACGGTGCAAGAAATCTTGGATCTAGCACTAACAAATTTAATCAAATTTGGGCTAATACTGTTCATGTTACTGATGATATAATTTCCCCAAGTGTTAATGCAAATATTGTCGGAGACGATAGTACAGTTTTACTTAATAGAGCAACTGGAGCCTTAAATGCTACAGGTATTCTTAAAGGTGATGTTAAAGCCGTTGATGATAGCTATTTTTATAATGCAACATCAAAAGCCGTTGTTGCTGGACAAGGTACATTTAGTGGAGTAGTACAAGCTAGTAGTTTCGTAGGAAGTATAGTAGGCGATGTTCAAGGTACTGTATTTGGTGATGACTCAACTGTATTAGTAGACGGAATTAACGGAACACTTAGTAACGGAACACTTACATTTAGTGAAGGCGTTCTTGATATTACATCACAAGCAGGAATTGGTAGATATTTAACTATTGGTAAAGATACTGATATAGAAACTCAAGGACTTAT